AAAAATTAAATCGTTAAATGTATCTGTACTAGTCCAAGTGAATTGCGTTAAGTAGGATTCTCTGGCACACAATCCTGCTATAGATGTATCACTTCGAGTTAGAATATCAGCACACCCAGCTGCCTTAGATAAAGAATGTTTAGGATCAAACGTTAATTTATCCCTAGGCTCCGAAATTTCTGATGAACTAAATCCATGAAATGGTAAACTCTTTAAAGGTTCTACATCTCTAATAATTGGATTATCTGTATGACCAAAGGCTGCTGCAACAGTTGCTGCACCTCGTAACGCATATGATGCCCCCTGAGCTGCAGTTCCAGCACCTGGATGAACAGCGCTTATAGCTGGTGCAACTGAATCTAAAAAAGATGAAGCTTGCGTTAAAGGTTTTGATACAGATCCACCTGTTCCTTTATAAGTTGCTGCCGATGACGGCGCTGCTGCTGTTGATTTAGGTGCTGAATCTCTCTGAGTAGAAACATCTCCTGCCGACAGACTAGAACATACTTGTCCTACTGAACCACCAAGATTTTTCTTCTTAGAAGATTGCAATATATCGGTATTTGTTGGACCGCAGACATAAACGTCTTCTGCCCAAGCGTAGACTATAATATCACAATCAGTTCCAGCTACACTATTTGCATTTGCCAAATCTACAAAAGTGTTTAGATCTAAACTTCCCATATTAGTTAAATTAACTAGGTTATCTAATTCTAACCATGTTTGTGGATAAATAAAAGGCGCTGTTATAGTACCACCTCTTGACTCTTGAGGATACAACCAAACAAGTGGTCTTTGAGATAAAGGTATCAGAAGACTACCACCTTCTAATGGTGCAGATAATGTATTAGGTAAAGGTGTATAAATCGCTGCAGTTAAACCATAATAAAATGGTGATGCATTAATCATAATCTTTAATTTAAGATTACATCTTAAGTATGCGTAATTCGCCAATTTATTTTTAATGACTGTGTGGCTGAAATAGTTATTCCAAACCGGTATGCTAACATTAATACCAGATCCAACAGACCAAGTTGTATTATAAATAATATAAGGTCTGCTTAGAAATTTTGATAATGAAGCATCAGCTTTATATCCATCCAAGTTTACAGCAGATGTAAATGGCTTTGGATCAATAAGTGTTCCTGCATTTTCATCCAGAAAAGTAGTAGTACCTTCTCTTTCGTGATTGGCTCCTTCTTCGTGAGTTTCCTCAATCTGAGCGGATTGCGTAATAGCATCTAGTATAACAGTTGGTTGACTTCTTTGTCTTCGCAAATTTAATGGACAATCTAAAGCACGAACGCCTTTAGTGTCCCCAGAATTTGACCAATTCTGGACGGTTCGTTGTGAATCAGGTGTTACAACGAGCTCCACCATTTGTTTTGATTTTTTATTACCGAGAGGTGTGGTTTATAGACTTTTAAGGAGTTCTCTCAATCTCCGTATAGTCTTTGCTCTGGTTGACAACCAGCCTAAATCATCTCTAAATAGAGATTTCGGGGAACGCCCTGGCAGGTTTATCCTTGTACTCCATTCTCTAAAGGAAGTGAGCCTTATTCTTTTTAGCAGTAACTAGTACAAGAAGGATCATTTTGGTTAAGACCATAATCCAATGACCTATACGACACATAATTTACATCTAGCGCTATAAGGAAGCGTATACAACCATCTAATAATTATCCGGGATATTAGACAATCCCATGCTTGAATTATTCTTCAAGTGGTTGGTAAGACAAGTAAGGAGTCAGTTTCCTTCTCCTTTCTTGAAAGCTCCAAACCATGTCGGAATAACTCTTAATATGAGCCTCAACTTCAAAATCTTTCAAATCAGTTGTTTCAACAATCTCTTTGAAGATTTTATACCATTTTTTATAAGTTTTCTCACCAAAGTGGAAGAACTTCAATAAAGCTCCACTCATTATTTCAAGCATTTGTTGTTCTCTCGTAATTGATTTTGATCTGACCCACATAGTTAAACTATCCGCGATGGATTGAAATTCTATGGGTGCCATTTGACATTCTAATACATCATCGTACCGAAAGTACCTTTTTAAAAAAGTAGCTTCTGTAATTTTGATGTACGGTACACTCTTAGCAGTCTTTTCAGCCATGGTATACCTAATCCCCATCTTCTCGTAAGCGAAAACGAGTGATGTATGGTTAAACCATGGTGCATAATCAACATTTACTCCCATTATATTATCATCGCCATAAACCATTAAACGAACGTTCTCTTTAAAAGATTCACATTCATTTTCCGGGTTCAGTAGATAATAAGCATATCGGTTGTATAGACAATTAACCAGACCATTAAGTATTACTGTAAGGGCATTTCCCGAAGGATTTTTACCAAAAAATTCGATCAAATCTCCATTAAAATCAGT